TGTAATTTCGCCCTCGGATTCTCCGACAGATAATACTCTGTACTTCTCAGAATTGGTGGCCGCATTGGGGTCTGTGATGTTTGATATAGACCAGATTACCTCTGGATTTGGTACAGAAGTAAAAGCGCTGGCTACTGTCAAACTCTGAGTTGAACCTGCGCTAGTTGTAACTCTTTGAGTCTCTACTCTAGTTGTTTCTGACCAGAAAGTTTTTAGACCGTTACCATTTGCGGAATCAACAAGATTAGCCGCTGCGGATTCAGATGTTACAGAAGGTATTAAATCACCTCTTTCATAGGAAACACCTGCAATAGTTGCTGTATCTTCTTCTAGATAAGCTCCTCCCGTAGGAAATATTAGATGAAGATCATAAGTGCCTGTAGCTAAAGTTACGGATCTATCTAGACTGATTTGGGTCGTGGAGATAGTGCCAGTATTGGAAACCCTACCACTTCCTACAACTCCGGTAAAATCATTGTCCTGTACATATATAATATCTCCTGGAGATAAAAATTGAGCATTATTAGCTGTTTTAAATGATATGATTCCTGACTCAAGCTTTTCTGTCAGGACAGTCCAATTACCAAGTCTATAAGCCTGTCCTTTGGAAGTACACCCCAAAGCTATAATATCTTTTGTTATGACCCTCTTTTTATCTATTATATCTTCAGCATCTTCTACCGTTAATACTTCGGCAGCATAGAAGCTATCTGGATTGTTCCAAGTAACATTAACTTGATTAGCTCTTAATCTACTGCTAGAGCTTTGGTATACGAACTCTCCTCCAAGGATATTAGACTTGGTAAATGTATAAATGGGTTCTTTAGGTCTATCTTGAACTAGAACGGCTTGACCATTTAACCATAGCAATAGTGACCTGAATATACTGGCAATATCAGATAGTTTTTTATAAGCATCTTCTTTATCTTTTATGTATATATTACAGGTAAATCTAGGCTCTAACCCACCACTTCCGTCTGACACTAATTCATCACAATATCTACCTATTTGATATAATTGATAAATATCTATATCTTGCTTTTCTAAAAATTCTCCTAGTCCATATCTATTATTGCTCATTAGATCATAATAAATCCAAGCGGGGTTATTACAATAAACTTTTTTATAGTTTACATGGGTAGTGTCGTCTCTCCAAGAAAGTTCTGAAAGATCCCCACGTAATTTCCCATCCCAAGTAGAGTATGCCCCAGTATTTGCTCCTGTAGTTGTATTTCGTTCATAAAGCCGGGTTTCTGGAAAATAATTTGTTGGAACCTGTATCTTCACACCTTCTAATAAATAAGATCTATTAGGAATTTTAGATAATTCTCCAGATCTAAATTGTATAGCATTAAAGGAAGTATGAGGCATGTTCATTCTATCGTTAATGATACCTGTTATGCTCTGAACATAAGATTGGTGTTGATTTACATAATGATCCCCGTCATCTTTAGTCTCATCATCAGTAACCCTAACGATTTTTATTGTGAAATCATCAAAAGGTTTAAACTGTTCTAGATCCCATTCAAAATCCACCGAAAACTTTGTTTTTGTTTTTGTAGTAACAAAAGCAGCTCCAGCTGCAGGTCTCTTGCCCACGCCTCTAAAAGCTTGCTTACCTCCACTAGAATTAATCTCAGCATTTGTAGCTCCAAATATAGGGTCAGTTGTAAGACTACCCCTAGTTTTTGACCCTTTTGTGCTCTGAAAAAATATTTGAAACTCCGTTCTACTTGGATAAACTCTTCCAGATTCCGTACTAGTCATGAACATAGAAGGGAACATAAGGGTTAACCTTATTTTATCCAGTTCTCCAGGAGAAGATATACCTAAGCCTGCTATAGCTGATTTAGAAAATGCTACCTGTTTTCCGCCCCAGTCTGTACTTTGTTTGATCTCCTGTCCTAATGCTGTAGTTACAGAAGTAGAAGGACCTACCAAATTACTTACTAATTGAGATTGAGTACCCTCTCTGAATTCATAGCTAACATCCTCAAAATTATAGTCTTCGGAGGTAGTATATGTCTGGGTTTTGGGGTATATTATAATTGGGACACCCGATACCGATAATTCAGCAGTGTCACCTAAAGTAACCTGAGATGAACTAGTAAATCCCGTAATTGTAGTAGATAAATCGAACCTTATTGTACCAGTTCCGGATACTGCTGTGGGAGTAGGGTTTGTAACCTTAACTTCGGAAGTACTTACAAATTCGGAAACATATGCCCTATGTTCAGAACCATTTATTCCAGCACCTGGTATGGATAACAAACCTGAACGTGGGCCGGTATATTGCATGCCAGAACTAAACCCTGTTCCAGTAACAGTTGTTCCATTGGCTGTAGTGGTTGCTGAGGTTACGGTCGAATGACCTGCCCCTATTATACGAATACTTCTCCCTATCATGCTCGAAGTAAAGGTGCCAGAAGGAGCAGTTAAAGTAGAACTAGAAGCACTAATACTTCCAGTGGCATTTGCACCTTTTATCCCTTCGTATACTGATTCATCTACTAGAGGTGTTCCATCTAAGTAAATAGATGCATCTCCATTTACCAGACCTTTTATCTCTCCTTCTGAAAGTATATCTACAATAGTTCCTACCTGCTCTTTACTAAAGGGACTAACTGTTTTAATTATTGCCATATTATTTTGCCTAGTATATCCCTTGGGTCCAGCTTTCTGCACCCATTCCATTGTAAGAGCCATCGTAAGTAGTGCCTATACCAGGGTTTACCCCACCGTTACCTAACGCTGTATGAGAGCTTTGATAATTAATGCTTATAGCTGTTCCTCCTATTAAAAGCTTTCCATATAATATTGGAATAGGCTGGCCAGTTTTTATAGAGTTAGCGGGCCCATTAAATATTGTGCCGGCTTCTTCCTCTCTATCTTTTTTAGGCGCTTTAGTGAGAAGTTCAGTAATACCTCCTATAAGTAAATTAGCTCCTAAGGAAAAAAGGGCCATTTGAAAAGCGCCACCTGCAGCTGCCCAACCAGGAACGACTGATATGGTGGCGGCGCCAATGCCAGCAGCCTCATAAGCAAATATCACCGGCATGTAAATAGCAAAAGCGATAATAGCTATAGCAGCTAATATCTTTCCAAACCCTCCTGAGCCTGTGGGTACCAGCGCCATATAGGTAGTGCCATCATATTTCTTATTTAGAAATATCTCCTCGTAGTCTGTTATTATATGATCGCCATTAACTATAGCTAAATCAAATCCTAGTTCTAATGCCTCGATTAAGAAGGCTTTAAATTCAGGGTTTTGGCACTCTATAAGCTTCATAGTATCTTTAATAGAAGCTTTTTCTGAGCAAACATATTTAGACCCAAATTTTTCCCCCAAAACACCCAATAATTCTATTTGTTTGTCCATGTTTCCTTTCCCGAGGGTAACTGCACTACCATATATGGTATAGCTAAAAATTGAGCTGCTTTTATATCTATATCACTTAAACCTGTTTCTTCTGGATGGCTATGTACTATAGCTTCGATCTTCACACCCGACAACAGCAAAGTTATCCAAGATTTAGGGTCTAGTTCAAATGTTCTTACCTTATCTTCTGCAACATTATCAATTGGAATAAATTTTTTCGTGCCTTCATCTATTATTATAACCCCGCAAGCCTCTTCAGGCAGTTTGCTAGTACAATAATCATATATAATCTTCTTCATCCGAAACTCCTAGATGTAGGGAATCCACCAAAAGGTAATACTACATCATCATTTCTAGCTACTTTTGGATAGTTTCCAGGGGTAGCTGGATCTGTAGCGAAATTAGACCCTGTTGCACCTACTAAAGTACCAAATCTTATTGCACAAGAACCTAGTCTTTTGTTACATATATCAGCCCTAGACCAATATCTATTAAGCTCAGGATCGCCCACATGATTGTTTGCGGTTTGAGTTCTGTAAGATGTTTTCCATAATCTAGTTACAGAGACTGATGCCCCTTTTACTATCTCAGATTGTGCAAATGTTACATAATCATTATATTGAGTATCTATATATGCAGAGTACTCCGAAGCACTAGAATAAGTCGAATGTATTCTTATTCTTCTCCAGTTAACTGAACCATCAGCGGGAGCAGAAGTAGTAGAA